GTGGGAATGAGATCTCCCTCCACCCTTATGCTCGGATTGTTTAGATCCTTGCTAGGGAAAGGTCCTCGATTAAATCCAAGGACCGAGATCGTACCACCGCTGAACTAAGCTATTCACTACTCTAAAGCGAGTGGAAGAATGAATCGGGACAGAGTTATATCCCGACAAACTATCCACTCGAAACAGAGGAGTGATCGCTTCTAGCTTAGCACGGCTTCCGTCGCCTCCACTTTTATAGAGGCGATGCACGACGCTAGCTAAAGACTTTTGAAATCGAACAAGTTCGAGATCAATTGGCTTTAGCTTCCAAAGTGCAGCTAGTAAATAGCCGACTGTGTCGTCGTAGTAAGTTTTACTTACCTCCACCACGTTCGGAACGGAGTAAGGAGCAGGTTGATAACCCACTCCCATCCCTTTCCGAGCGCGACTAGGGGTAGCCTCATCGAAGTTAAGGATGAAGCCACCATCTCCTAAGCCATCAGGAATCCCAAAGCGAAGTGCTTTGGGGACCGAATGGAAGAGGAGCTCAAATGCTTTCTTAAACCGGACATCACAGCCATAACCGAGGTTATGTCTATGAGCCAGTCTTCGGATTGCATTTGCCAGGCGGTAAACCGCTGGAACCGACTTCACTCTATCTTTAAGATAGATCGGTTTCACGTCAATGCCTGAGTAATAATGAGCTCCACAGCTTTCTCTGAACAAAGAGTCACTATGACTCTTTTTGATATTCAGACGAAAGCCGTAGAAACTCATCATCTCAGCGAAAACCTCGTAGCAAGCAGACGGTAATATAACATCATCGCCGTATGCACTCACTTGGAATGAACTAAGTGAGAGATAATCTGCGCAACAAGATGCAATTGCGTAGAAAATCAACGACTCAAGTTGAAATGTAAAGCCGTTCCCCATACTGGAGAACTTCTCCCATTTCACGAAAGTCGTGCCACGAGTGCCGTAATGAGATCGACAAGCATCCAACAGCAACCACCACCGACGAGGCAAAAGGACCTCGGCAACAGAGGAAGCGATCGAATCGCTAGCAGAGCTGAGGTCAATAGTAGCAAGGTCGTTAGATAAACTACCGATCCGAGCTAATTCTTGATTCCGACTCTGAAAGCGTAAGTCGACCCCATACCTTCGGAGACGACGACCAATCATTTCGCCAACGGACTTCTGGAACCAAACATTGATTCCAGGTTCGATAGCGATAACTCGATTAGTCGAAGCATCCTTAGGTACAGTGATAACCTTATTCCCCACTTGAAAGGTCGGAAATCCGGCCTCAACAAGGCGAGAAGCCCAAAGAGGATAAGAAGCCTCTAAGGTTTCCCAGGGGATAAGGCTGTACAGATCCCGCGTGATTCCAGTTTCACACTGGAACTTCTTGACTGAACTGGCTTCTCTTCGCTTTATCAGCGTTGAGGCGCCAGGACCCCAGTCAGGCATTGCGAAGATCTCCTCAGCGTCAAAGTCGCCTAGGAGCTTATCAATTTTACGAATGACTGCGTTGTGCAGCCAGACGGCTCGACCCTTGAATAAGGGGTCAAGAGATAAGTCCCTAAAACGAGCATTGGTCTGTTTACAGAGAAGTTCAAATGAATCGAACTTCTCGAAAGCAACTTTGTCCAAGTCAGTTCGCAGGGATAACCCTGTGAATTTTGACAAGAACTTAGTCGCAGCGTAAGCAGATCGAAGGTCTACAAAAGAATTGTAGTCCTTGGGATTGAATCCGATGTTGGCTATTTGTTCATGCTCTCCATTTCTGTAGAGAATGAGGATAGCCAGCGAACGGGGACAATCCAATGCGCTGAGATACTCCGCAATTACCGAGGATTCAAGACCCTCGGGGACGCGGTAACTCGCGATTCCTTTATGGAATCGACCACCTTGCTTCTTAGAAGACATTGTGGAATCTCCCGGAGTTGTTCTAGCCGGCGCCTACAGGTTAGTAGACGTTTTCGAAAGTCGTCACAGCGTTCTCGAGCGGTGACCCCGTTGAATCAGTGGGGCTCGCGTCCGAGGCGTTGATCAGACGAGCGAAGAGAGAAGCCACCCGCGAAAACAGCACTTGCCGTTCCGCGAGAGTACTTCTCTCAGGCAGGAAGAACTCCCCGATGAATGCACAATCGTACGCTTTCGTCGGTGCCGGGTTAATTCCCGTCATCGTTGAGGCGCTGGTTGTCTCCATCGTTGGGAGAACGAGTTTGACTGTACACCTGTAGACGCGGCTCGCCTTTGACGGCGGACGCAACGACAGGGTCAATCTGGGGTAGGCAATAGCGTAACCAACGCTACGGTCCACCCACGCCGCGACCCCTTGGGGATTTATCCCTTCGGGGTTCATGGTTGAGTCGACGCCCACGGTCGCACTGGTCGTTAAACGAGCCAGAGCATGATCGAGAACGCCGCTTAGCTTCACGGCCGCGAGAGCGGACATGTGAGTACTTCCTTCTAAAGAATGGAACCATCGTCCTCATCGAAAGGCCTGAGTCAGAAGAGCTATGGCATTTGCTGCGCGATTACCGCCAGTAATTCCCGATAAATTGAGTTGAGGAACTTGCATACTCGGAAAGCCACTAAGTGACTCTCGAGTAAAGAAGATCCGCTCATACCGGAAATTGGCAGTATGGCGCCCAAATGTCGTAGGTTCGACCGACAAAGGCCCTGCGTTTGCGATGGAGGAATCCATAAACATTCGAGTGAATAGGGTCTTGCTTCCGCTAACGAACTCCAGACCATGAAAGCCTGAAAGGCTTTCAAGGTAAGAGCCAATTGGCAGAAACCAGTCTACCACGAATGAAAATGGAAGGATTTCCCACATGAGGTTTATGGGATTTGTAAAGCCGGTCTGAGCAAGAAAGGCAATCTCCGGGCTCTGTAACCGATACCTTATGACGTATTTAACGGAAGATCTGTTAATTTGGATAGTTTTACCCGCCTTAGCAGACGATCCGAAATACGACGTAGGAGCATCGGGATACGCGAACTCGAAGTCCCTCATTGCAGAGGCCGTCGATGACACCCTTCGGACAGAGTACTCTCCGTCTTGATACTTGGAGAGTGCTTGTATGGTCCCCTCAATATCTTTGAGAAGAGGCTTCCACCCATATTGGAGTTCTAACCATTTACTGGAAAGACTCTTAGTGGGCGAGAACTTCTTACCATTGAGATTGCGGTTACCACGTCCAGCTGTTAGCGCGTTAATTGCACCAGGAATATCTCCCTGTTTCAATTTCCGCCAACCGGTCATGATCTTCTTTGCGTTTCCGAAAATTAGATCATTCAGTTGGCCTATTTGGGCAAGATCTTGAGCCAGATTACCTTCAATCTGTCCCCCGACTTGACCAATTAGTCTGCTAATAGCCTTGTTATCCGCCAACCCTAAATGAATTGTTGACGGTTGAAGGGGAGCGTAAACCATCGTGTACGGTTTGATCCATAAGAGTGAGGAACCGATCGTTTGGTTAACCTCATACTGATGGAATCGATTTTCCGTCCAGTCGACAATCTCCACAATAACCGGATTAACCGGCATTTGTGAAGGTTTCAATCTACCCCAGTTAGGCGTCCGAGTCCCCGCCCATGTTCGCCGATAGGCGTTCACAGGAACTACATTTTGGAAGAATGTTTTCACACTTCCATCATAGTAGTGTTCGAAAGTTTCTAAAAACTGACGAACGGTGGTCTCAGTTGCCGGTCTGGGAGGATTGTTTCGACGTGGGATGGCCGGGCTCACATAGGGGCTTTTAGCCAAACCTATGGTCCGAGAACGTGCATGATGCATTGTCCTCGACGAGTTTGCCGTAGATCCATCTATTACTCCATGCATTTTCCCATTTCTGCGAAAACGCATTGGATGATAGAAAGGTTCTACCACATGGTAATTAAAGCCCCGGATATTCCTGGTGAATTTCAACCACGTTCGCACCTTTTCATTCTTCCCGGGATAGAACTCGAACTCACTATAGTGATTCTTCAGAGCAAAGCTCCGAATATCACCCGTAGTGTGGACGAGCCTACCCCCGGAATATGTCGAGATGCAGACATAGTCGTTCTTCGCCAGGGCCAGTTCTTTAGTCACCAAGCCCAACGAATAGGCTTTCTCGATTGGGTGATTATTGAGATAAGGACTTAGTTCCGCCAAGGGATTATCTCCTTAGCAGTAAGACCAATCTCAACAACGTTGAGACACAATCCCAAACCGAATAACTTTTGGAGTTTACCTCCATGAGCAAACAGAACGGGATTTACTCCCGTCTGGGAACTCACGGAAGCGACCTCCATTGGTTAAACGGTTAAAGGGATCGTGGATAAGCACTTAAAATGCTTATCTGGCGTCTATATGCTACGCTTAAAGGCTTTGCAGAGAAACACTAAGCTCGCACGTATGCTCAGAAGAGCATCCGCGGGAACTAGCACCAGTATATCATCAAAAAGCAGGGTCTCGATTCGGCTTTCACCGAAAGAAGACCTCCGCTTGATGACGAGTTGCTGGTGAAGGTTCTTGATCTCCCTTATGAGGAGGTCTCGACGTACTTGTGTTTTCATGCTAGTCCTTTAAGTTAATAGCATAGATGCCTTAGAGGCTGCTCTTCATTGGAGAGGGAATAGGTGAAACCTAGATAGTATTCATAGTATTACTACTATGAACCTAACCTAGGCCTCACCAAGGGTCCTATCGGGCCCTTCGTCTTCGACCGACTCGAAACAATCGATACCCAACCCACCGGATTGCTCCGGCGAGAAAA